TCTTCCGATCTGGGAAGAAAAAGAGAGAGAATGCTTTATTTAGGAGATTAGGATAAATGAGGATTAATCAGGCAACACAATATGGCATACTTCTTGCGCTTTACTTGACAAGATCGGGTAGAATTAGTCTAGATCAAATTGCAGAGGGTTTACAACTGTCTCAAAGTTTTTTAGAACAAGTAGCTAGAAAATTAAGAATAGCAGGCGTTATTAAAAGCGTTAGAGGTCCTCACGGTGGCTATGAAATAGTAGGAGAACCTACAATAAGAGATGTATTCAATGCACTATCCCCGGTGCAACTAGTAGGAACTTTAGATCAATTTAACTATTCAAAAGGCTCTTCTGAACAAAGAGCCTTGTTGTTGTTTTCTAATAACTTAGGATTAGCGCTATCGCCTCTTTTAAGTAGAAAAGTTAAACACGTAATGCAAGAGCTTACGGCAAATGAATTGGCTCGTATGGATCGCATATCAGCTGATTCTTCAATTAATTAGGAAAATAGTATGGAAATACAAACAAAGTATAAAGTTATTGTTGTAATAGTTGCTCTAGCAAGCAGCTATGCTGCTGGTAGGTGGGCATCTCCTACTAAAGTGGTTACTGAAATTAAGACAGTTGAAGTCGAAAAAAAGACTGATAAAACTGCTACTGATACTAAATCAGATGATCATAAGAAAATCACTATTGTCGAAGTTCAAAAACCAGATGGTGAGAAACAAACTACCACTACTATTACACAAGATACTAGCACAAACAATAAAACGACTAATTCTCAAACCGATAGTAACTCTACCACAACAGACGATAAACATTTGGAGACCCATTCGGAAAGTAAAGTAACTATTTCAGCACTAGGTGGTTATGATGTGACAAGAAATTCCCCGGTATATGGATTGAGTTGCTCAAAACCTATTTTAGGTCCACTAACAGTAGGAGTCTTTGGACTTTCTAATATGACCTTCGGAGCAAGTGTTGGCTTGACATTTTAACGACTGCAAGCAATACTTATTTAAAGGGAGTGTATTTATGAATGATAAAAAATTGGACAAAATTGAGAAAATTCTTGGGGTTGACACAATTCAAGAATTAAATGCTTTATCTCCTGAAGATCTTAAAACCGCTATTGTTAACGCTAATCAAGCAATTAAACAGGCTGTGGAAGAACTTGAAGGAAATCCTGTTTATCAAGAAATTAAAGAAAACTTGAAAGCACTATCAGCAGGTCTTAAAGAAGTTAAAAAACGTCAAAATTCCATCATTCAATATAGTCTTCACCTAACAGGTGAGCGAGGTAAAATATGACTAAAGAAAAACTAGTTTCTTTGACTAAATATGTACTAGATCTTAAAGCAAAACTAGAAACCGCAGTACCTGAAAAACATAAAAATAATCCTACTACTTATCACAATTTCCTTCGTAATGAAATTAGGATGACCACTATTAAGTTAGAAGCTGCAAAACTTGAAGGCACAGTCAAATGAAATTTATTAATCAAATATTGCAGTTTGTTGATAAGTTACCTATTCCTCCTACAATCATACGAGATTCACTAAAAATTTTTGTTGTCGAGAATGAAAAAGATGAAAAAGAAATGACTAGATTAGAAATTTTGAGGATTAGCTAAATGGATTGGACCCTACTTATTGATAAAATTAAAGCTTCTTATGAACAAGGTATTACTACATCTGAGGCTGAAAAATTAGCCGGTGAATTCCTGCATGCCCAACTACTAATATCATCTGAATTAGCTAAAGCCGATCTAGATAGCCGTATGCGTAAATCAGGATTAAAAGCAATTCGAAGCGCCGTTCGTACTGAGGAAGTTAAAAAACACGACAAGAAACCAACTGAGGGAGCACTGGAGGACGCAGTAAACTTACATGAGTTGGTTCAATCAGAGCAAAGTGCTTTTGATGAAGCCGAAGTGTCTAGAGACTCGTTAGAACGAATGTATAACATTTTCAGAGAAGCTCACCTACACTTTAGAAGTATTTCAAAAGGATCTTTCAATGGGTAAGGTAAATGTCAACAGTATAGTAGCTGAAATGCAAAAACTTTATAGTAAAGACAAAAAAGTTCAAAGCATTATAACCACTGGAGCCTCTGTAAAACAAGAGTACACACTTAAAGATGGCATACCGCTTCCCGAAGGCCACCCCATAAAAGAACTTTCTGGCCTCCCAGTGCTTCCTTATAACAAAATCATTCAAACTGCCGGTAGTCCAGATACTGGCAAAAGTACATGGGCAGCCGAATTAACCGTTGCAGCACAAAAATCTAATCATATTATAATCTTATGGGATTCTGAGGATAAGTTTGACTCGGCTCGTCTCACTATGATCGGCGGTGATCCTTCTCAAGTGCTTTTAATTAAAACTAATGAAATATTAAAAGGAGCTGAACTAGCCAGGCGATTCATCACCGCGGTGAAAGATCAAGATTCAGAAGCCAAAATATTATTTATTTGGGATTCCGTTGGAGGCTCTCAGTCTAGAAGTCACGCTGAACGTGAGCTAGACAATGAAAAACATGCCCAGCCTGGACAGGACGCCAAAGAGAACGGCTCGGTAATGAAAGTCCTTACCGCGCTTTTTAACAAATATCCAGATTCTATTGCAGTTTATTTAGCTAATCAAACTTATGCTAAAATAGGATTTATGCAACATGGAAGCGCTGCAGCAGGAGGGTCTAAAATTGAATATCATTCCTCATTTATTGTCATGCTTAAACGAATAAAAGTATTAACTAAAGTAGTTAAAGGGGTAACCGTTAAATACGGAATCATATCCAGAGCCACCGTAACAAAGAATCACTTATCTCAATCAAAAACTTCTACACATCAATTAGACTTTCAAATCACCGCCGAAGGTGTTAAGCTAGTTGATAATGTAGGAGACGATGGAGATGATGAGTAGACCTATAGCGATTTTAATAAGTGACATACATTTCAATATAACAACTTTACCACTTGCTTCTGCGGCTCTTAAAGCAGCTTTAAGTAAAGCAGAAGAATTGCAAATACCGCTAGTGATAGCTGGTGATTTAAACGATACTAAAGCTATCATACGTGCTGAAGTTGCTAATGCTATTATATCAATACTAAAAGATGCTCAAACAAAGATTTATATCTTAGAGGGTAACCATGATAAAATAAATGAAAAGGGATCTGAGCACGGATTGAACTATTTGACTCCTTATGCAACCGTTATAGACACAATAACAAGTTTCAAAGAATTTCCTAAAATAGTTTTTATACCATATTTGACACAGTCACAGCGTATTTCTACTTTAATCGATGTGTGGGGGAAAACATTCAAAATATTAATCATGCATCAAGGTTTTTTAGGAGCTCAAATGGGCGACTATATACAAGATAAAAGTTCCTTAGATCCTACCACAGTCAAAGATTTCACAGTTATTTCAGGCCATTATCACAGACATCAAACTATAGGAACGGTAACTTACATCGGAAGTCCATACACAATTACTTTCGGAGAAGCTAACGATGGACCTAAAGGCTTTTTAATACTCAATGAAGATGGTAGCTTTACAAGAGAAATCCTTACTCTTAGAAAACACATAATTATTACCCGCGGTACAGAAAACGCATATGATCCAATAGAAAACTATCGCCCTGGTGATTTATTATGGTTAAAAATTTCTGGGCCAAAACAAGAATTAAATCAAATAGATAAAAGAGAATTAGGACAAAAACTTTTAGGACATAGTAATTTTAAACTAGATTTATTTCCTATAGAGGAAAAAATAGAAAAACGAGAAAATCTACATATACAGGATTGGGAAATTTTAGATTTATTAATTGATCAATGCCTTGAAACAATTGAAGAAAAACAACAACTAAAAGAACTATGGAGAAACATCTTAAATGAAGATTGTAAAATTTAGTGCTAAAAACTTTGGAAGTTACGAAAAACTGGAATTTAGCTTTGAGGAAGGCCTTACCCTGATATCAGGAGCAACAGGATCTGGAAAATCTACATTTCAAGATATAGCGTTCTGGGGACTTTATGGGGTAACAGCTAAAGGAGGGTCAGTAGATGATGTTCGAAGCTGGAGCAGTCCTGACTTAGCAACAGAGGTAGAAGTGTCTCTGGAGACCCCCCTCGGTGCTATAGAAGTGTTTAGAATTAGAGGTAAAAACTATGAAAATGATTTATATTGGATAGAAGAAGGACAGGAAGTTGAAAATCGCGGAAAAGATATCAAAGAAACTCAAAAACTGTTAGAAGTTCGTATGGGAGTATCTTCTAATACATACGAAACGGCCGCTTATTTTCATGAGTTTTCTCCGACCGTTGGGTTTTTTATAGCATCTTCTAAAGCTCAACGAGCCTTACTTGAAGAAATTGCTAATCTTAAATGGCCAGCCACATTAGCTGCTAAAATAACTGAATTACGGAAAATTACTAAATCTGAGATTATAGAAACAGAAAAATTATACGAAAAACAAAAAGGTAAATTAGAACAGTTAACTTATTTCCATGAAAGTACGATAAGTGCGGTTTCTAAATGGGATAAAGAACTACAAAATACATTAGCTTCTTTATCACAAAAACAATCTAATTTTGTGATTAATAAATCATTAGAAATAGAAAAACAACAAAAGCTTTTGAGTTCTTGGCAAGATAACAATATTAAACAGATATTGGAAATTAAAAATAAAATAACTGCCTTACCTAAACCAACTTCAGCTATTTGTAAAGAATGTCAGCAGCCTATAAAATCCGCTGCTATAGCTGAAAAACAGCTTTTAGTTTATCAATATGAATTAAAATCTCTAATACAACAAATCAATCCTTATATAAACTCTTTAGCTAAAGCAGAACAATTGCACAATCATTATGATGAACAAATAAAAGAAGAGAGTAAAAAAATAAATCCTTTTTTAACTCAAATAGACACCATTTTATCAGACATAGATAAAGCAAAAAAGTACATAGATGTTATAAATAACAAAAGAAAAGAACAAAAAGCAAATATTTGTAGACTTGACACTATATATGATCTGTCTTTCGAATTGAGAGGACAATTGCTGCATAATGCCATAAAACTCATAACAGAAGAAACAAACAGATGTTTAGAAACTTATTTTGATTCAGAAATACAGATATGCTTAGAAATAGAAGGTGCCGACGGTATTTCTATAATTATCAATAAAAACGGCCATATATGTAATTTTAAACAGCTTTCAAAAGGGCAGAGAGGTTTATTAACTCTTTGTTTTACTGTTGCCATGATGAAAGCTTCAGCCAATAGAGCCGGGGTTCATTTTGAACAATTATTTTTTGATGAAGCCCTCAGTGGTTTTGATGCAGATCTTAAAGTAAAGGCTTTTCGTTTATTCCAAGAGCTTAATATAAATCACAGTTCAATATATTTAATTGACCACTCAACAGAATTTAAATCTCTATTTGATAAGCAGTATAAGGTTGAAATAATAAGCGATATTAGTATAATAGTATTAGATGAATAAGCAAAATCTTGTTATTGGTTTTGAAATCATAATATTCGGTTTGTTGTTCATAAGAGGACTTATCTATATAATAGAGGTTCTCTTATCTTGAACACTAAAAAGCCTTTTAAATGGGTAGAGCAAGCCGTCGTTATAAGTGCTATGAGACGAGCTTTTAGACGTTACCCCGCCTACAAACAATGTCTACAAAATGCTAAAAGTGAATATCACATATTAAGTAAGCACGGTAAGAACTTAAGAAGAGTTCAGTTTGAATGTGCTTCATGCCGAGATAAATACTCTCAAAAAAATATAGCAGTTGATCATATATTGCCAGTAGTAGACCCTAATAGCGGCTTTGTAGACTATGACACGTATGCTAAAAGATTGTTTTGTGCACTGGACAATCTACAAATTTTATGTAAAGCTTGTCATAAGACTAAATCAAAGACAGAGGCGGCTATTAGAGCCAGAGCCCGAAAGGAAAATAAATGAATCCCAAAGATTTAAGAAAGCAGCTTAGGAACGTGGCTAAGGAGCTCCTCCCAGAAATCCTTACTCAAGCACAGTTTGAAGAGCTGAAACGTCGTATTGACGAAAAACTTGCTCAAATTGAAAAAGACACTAAAGCTACTATGCATACCATGAATGAACGACACAAAGATACTATGAGCTATCTAGTAAGACAAGTTAGCAAGCCCATAGAGTCTAAAGCAGAGTAATAAGTTCGTTTTCACGCAGTACGTTAGAGGAGAGATTTTGATGAGTAAGAAGACTAAAGTTAGTCGAAGTATATTGGTTATTAGCGATTTACATGCGCCTTTTATGCATCCTGATACACTCCCTTTTCTTAAGGCTTTAAAAGCTAAATACAAATTTGACAAAGTAATTTGCATCGGTGATGAAGTAGATAATCATGCCATTAGCTTCCATGATTCTAATCCGGATCTCCCCAGTGCAGGAGAAGAACTTAAACGAGCTATAGAATCATTGAAACCAATCTATAAGCTATTCCCAGACGTTACAGTAGTAGAATCTAACCACGGGTCACTGGTATACCGCAAGGCCTTAGCTAATGGCCTTCCAAAAGCTGTGTTTAGGTCCTACAATGAAATTATAGACGCTCCTAAGGGTTGGGAATGGAAATTTGATACGATTGAAAAAACACCCCTAGGTGACGTATATTTCTGCCACGGTAAATCAGGATCGCCTGGCAAGCTAGCCTCTAGTTATGGACTATCTTGTGTACAAGGGCATTTCCACGAGAAGGCTCAAATCACTTATATATCTACACCGGATAAGTTGATGTTTGACGCTCATACAGGTTGTTTAGCAGATGATAAAAGCTTAGCTCTTGAATATAATAAGGTTAACCCCAGACGTCCTATAGTATCTCTAATTGTAATAATAGACGGTATCCCCAGTATAATTCCTATGGTTTTGGCAAAAGGGGGAAAATGGGTAGGACATCTATAATTTCAAGTACTTAGCCAAATAGTTGACATATCGCAACAATGTTGATACTCTTTAATTATGCGGTACGTTATGATCATAGTAGTTAGTCTACTAGTAAGTATTAATAGTTTTGCTAAAGAATTTTCTAAGTCTCAGTTTAATGTAGCTAAAGATATTATATGGGCAGCTGATAAAGTATTGATTCCAAGGGAACTTCTTCTGGCTGTCTGTTGGGGGGAAGGCTCTTTTAGAAACGATAAGAAGCTTACCCACGCCGACGGTAAAAGCTTTAGCTATCATACTTGCCAAGTCAAACTAGAAACGGCACAATTTATGGATAGATGGTACAAAAACAAATTCAAAGCCAATCCAAAACGACTAGTCGATACCAAGGTAAACGCTTTTTATGCAGCACAACATCTTAAATATCAACTTAGACGTTATAATTGGAACTGGCAAAAAGCTGTTGATGCTTATAATAAGGGCACAGCACGAAGCTCTAAAAGCAAGTATGTTAAAAAAGTTGAAGCTAGTAACAGAATGTTAAGAAAAATGCTTAGAGATTTGCTAAAATAATATGTCTGATAGAGACCTAAAAAAGTATGATGAATATCTAGAAATCTTAAAGATATACGCTAAATGTATAGGTATTAAACTTAAGATAGGTGACTTTGACGATGAAGGCATGTGGCTTCCATACACTAATACTATAAAAGTTGATAAATATATGAGTAATGCAGATGAAATAGCCACCATTCTACATGAATTAGGCCACGCTATTGACGATGCCTTTGATATGTCATATAAACTCGGCGATATTCATGCAGCATATGAGGCGGTGTATAATACTAAAGCCACCAAAAAACAGAAATCCCTGGTAATTAAATGTGAACGTTTAGCCTGGAAAAATGGCCGTGCCATTGCTAAGCAACTTAAAATAAGACTCGGTAAGTGGTATACAGAAGTAGAAAAAGAATCTATTAATTCTTATAAAAAATCTTGATTAATGCATACAAGATTGCTATGCTTTATTTATGAGCCTACCCACTCCAAACTATGTTACAATAGAAGATATTAAAATTACGCAGGGTATTTGGAATGAAAAAATAATACCTTCTGGAACCTTTGTGAGGCCTATTTATATAGGATACGTTCCTAAACACGTTCTAGATGCCCCCGATAATAAATGGTTTGTGGAAAATAAAGAAGTATTTGCTTACACTCCTATGGGCATACATATATTACCCTTAGCAAAGATAAGGAAACTGGAATGAATTACAAAGAAATAGAACTTAAATTTTCTGCTAAGGGTATAAAATTAGAGAATTTTCATATCTTTTGTAAAAAAAGAAAGCCTGAAAAATATTTTACAGTCTCCGGTACGGATCATTTTTATGCTTCAAATAATTTAGACATTTTCTACAGGTATAGAGACGGGGACGATGGCAGTCAGTTGACATATAAAATAAAAACAACTAAAAACAATTCTTTTATTCGTAAAGAATATAATATTAATTTAGGTTTTAATGTAGATCCAAAAGAAGTTGAGGCATATGTCAATGAAATTGGTTTTAACTATGCTGGAAGTATTTTTAAAAACTGTTTTATTTATAATTATGATTATTATACCGCTGTTTATTATATCGTTTATAATCAAGATATGGTCGAACTCGATAGATTTATTGAACTCGAAATGAAAGAGAACTATGAATGGGTTAATGAACAAGAGGCCTGGACGGAACTACTAGTTTTAGAAAAAATGTTTAAACCTTTAGGTATCTTACCCTCTAATAGAGTAAAAGAATCTCTTTTTGAAATGTATAGGAGTACAAAATGATAACAATAAAAGGAGATAGAATACTTTATTGTGATGTTGATGATACTCTTATTATGTGGAATGAGACACATGCGTCTTATAAAGCTAATGAAACCCACATAAAATTAATAAAAGAACATAAACTTAGAGGACACACAATTGTGGTATGGTCTGCAGGTGGATGTGAATGGGCAGAACGAATAGTAATAGAACTAGGATTAGAAGAATACGTCGATTTGGTTATATGCAAACCTTCATGGTTTTGTGATGATTTAACATCAGCTGAATTTTTGCCTGAAGTTAATAGAATTTATAGGGGAAAAGTATGAAATTACTAGCATTTACTGGGCGAATGGGCAGTGGTAAAAGTACCGCTATCGACTGTTTAAAAGATTTACAACATAATCCAGTTATACTTAGAAAATTTGCTGCTCCATTGTACGATATACAAGAAATGATTTATAGAAGGATTAACAAGGTATATGATAAACCACAAAACTTTACTAAAGATAGATTTCTTCTACAATTCTTAGGGACTGAGTGGGGCAGACAGAAAATTTCAGATACAATATGGGTTGATATTTGGAAAAAAGAAACCGAAGCTTTAATGCGAGCAGCTAATATGCTTGAAAATGAACCCATTATAGTATGCGATGACGTACGGTATGATAATGAAGCAGAAGCAATAAAAGCTTTAGGCGGTCATATTATACAGCTTGTATCTTTTAAAGTAGATGAAAGAATAAATACAAAATCTGGTATAGTAAATCACACTAGTGAAAACGGCATCGACATTAAATATATTGACTATATTATACAAAACGATGATACTATAGAGGACTTAAGAGGCTCCTTGTGTGAGCTTAACAAAAGACTGCATATTTGGTAGTTCAGAGGCGCTGGCAAACCTTGGCCTTAGGCATAACGCTTGAGGTGTAAACGCTAAAACGAAAGAAGAGTAAATATGGGATTCAAAGAAGTTCTTGATTTAGATTGTGAAACTGCAATTGCATTAGGTGGGTTTAATAAAAAGGCTCGTAAAGACAATCCAACCTCAATTGAAGGTTATTTTATTGGAAGTAAAATCGTTGATAGTCCTAAAAGTAAAGATGGTAAGGCTAAACTGCATATCTTTCAAACAGCCGAAGGAAATGTAGGGGTTTGGGGTAAAACGGATTTAGACCGTAAAATGGCCTCAGTACAACCCGGCGCTATGACCAGAGCGGTATTTGCAGGTATGGCACCGTCTAAAAACGGTGATATGTATAAGTACAAGGTAGCTCAAGATACTGATAACCGTATTGACGTAGACACTGCGCCTCGAAATGTTCCTGTAGAATCAACTGAATCAGATGAAGATTATATTGCTCAAGCCGAACTTAATGATTTAGAAGCCGATGATGCAGAATTAGAAGCAGCTCCTGTAACTCGCCCAGTAGCTCCAAAAGTCCCACTTAAAACTCCTTCTCCTGAAAGACAAGCAGCTTTGCAAGCTTTGCTTAACAAAAATCGTAAATAATAATTGACGATATGCGCCCTAGTTTAATAGGTAAAATTGACCACTGTTAATGGTAAGGATCTAGGTTCGAATCCTAGGGGCGCAGCCAATTTTTTTATGAGAGGGGATAAATGTCTAGAATTATACGTGCTATATTACCTGATTGGGCTAAAGTAGAAAATGAAAGTCTTTCTCGAGTACGAGAAGGCATATTCACAGACAAGGAAATAAAAACTCTTAATCATCTTGGTTATAATATTTTTTATCTTCCTAATTATCCCTCAGTTTATGATTCAACAAAAAATGTTGATGGATCAATGGTTGATAAATTTAATGTGGTTTTTATAGACGTAGATTTAAAAGATAAAGTATACTCATCTAAAGAAGAATTCATAGACAAACTAGGTTCATTTGACTTGCTGCCCTCAAGAATAGTGGATTCCGGAGGCGGTATACACGCCTATTGGAAAGTTTCTGATCTAGACGCGATGAGCTATCTTAGGTTGTCTAGACGTCTTATGCGCTTGTTCAAATCAGATGAAGCAGTCGGACAACTTTATCAGCTTATGCGTCTTCCAGGCACTACAAACAACAAAATTAAAGAAAATCCACGCTTTTGCGAAGAAATATTAAATATCGATACAGTATATTCAGCAGAACAATTAGATCAAGTTCTACCTCCTATAACGGCTCAAGATGAAGCTTATTGTCAGCAGCATTATAATAAAACTTATAAGATAAATCAGCCGGATATTAAAATAGATGATAAAATTCCTTTAAAATTTGCTCAGCTTATAAGAGATAGCAAAGAAGCAAAAGATATATGGTCAGGTCAAGTAGACGATAGAAGTAAAGGAGATTATAGACTTGCACACCTAATGTTTGCAAACAGCTTTACAAGAGATGAAGCATTAAGTGTATTAGTTAATAGTTCTAAGGCTATAGCAAGAGCGCCGCAACACAGAATATCTTACGCGACTAACATCGTAGATAAAATATGGACATTTGAAACTACAAACGACACTTCTTCAGACGATTTATCCAGCAGTGTAGAGGAGATTCTGTCCCGGCAATCGAAAGAAGACCTAGCAGGTACCAGATTCCCTTGTAATCCCATAGTAGACGGTACTAATGCAGGATTTAAATTAGGACAAGTTTTTGGACTAGTTGGGGGCTCTGGTATAGGCAAAACAACTTTTGCTTTAAATTTATTTAGATGGTTTGTTGAGCAAAATCCTGATTATATTCATTTTTTTGTTAGTTTAGAACAGCCAGTAGAAGAAATATCAGAACGCTGGGTAGCTATGTGTGGTGATAATAAGCGTTTGCATAGTAAAGTCCAAGTTTTAGGTAACTATGATAAACAAGGAAGATTTAGAGATTTATCTTTAACTCAAATTAAAGATTACATTCTTCAATTCCAAACTAAAACAGGTAAAAAAGTTGGTTGTGTTGTATTAGATCATATTGGAGTTCTTAAAATGGACTCTAAAAATGGAGAAACAGAAGATTTACGTAAAATATGTAAGGGTTTAAAATCCTTTGCTTTAGAAACAAATACTTTTTTTGTAGTGCAATCTCAAACTAGCAGAGAAAAGGCAGGAATAGGCGATTTAGAACTAAATAAAGATGCCGCCTTTGGTACTGCGGCCTTTGAAAACTATTGCGATTTCTTGGTAACTATATGGGCTCCTCTTAAACGCATATATGACCAGGCTCCTAATATGACAGTTACAGCTTTCAAGTTTTGTAAAATTCGTAAGAAAAATGTCAAACTCGACAGAATAAAAGAAGATGTTCGATATACCTTAATGTTTGATGTAGATAGCGAACATTATAGGCCTCTAACCCAATTGGAAGAAAAATCTTTTATTTACTTTAATAGCCAAGCGACTACACTTAGAAAACAGGACAGGAAGACTGATGTTCTAGAATATAAAAGTTTAGGTACTACTGGAATTGATCAATAAAAGGAGTTTAAATGTCAGATAAAGCAGTATTGTTACAAGGTGATTGTTTAGAAATTTTAAAAGAACTACCAGATAATAGCGTAGATAGCTTAATAACTGACCCACCAGCCGGTATAAGCTTTATGGGTAAAGCATGGGACGAAGATAAAGGCGGCCGAAAACAGTGGATAGCTTGGATGGCTGAAGTTATGACCGAATGCCTAAGAGTGCTGAAACCCGGTGCCCATGGTTTAGTCTGGGCGATTCCTAGGACATCACACTGGACTGCTACAGCGCTTGAGGATGCGGGTTTCGAGATCAGAGATGTGGTGACCCATTTATTCGGTAGTGGATTTCCGAAAAGTCACAACATAGAGAAGGCAACAGGCGATGAACGGTTCAAAGGATTTGGCACTGCACTGAAGCCTGCATCGGAGCATTGGATATTAGTCAGAAAACCGATCGCAGAAAAAACCGTAGCCGCAAATGTCCTTAAGCATGGGACTGGTGGGATTAATATTGATGTGTCGAGGATCAGTCTGAAACCCGGAGAAGTCACACATGGCAGCGGTGCTAATCAGGGAAACGAGGTTTATGGTGAGTATTCTGAAACAAGAATAGGTGTTCCAAATATTACATCTACACAAGGCCGCTTCCCCGCAAACTTCATCCTCTCTCACAACCCAGACTGCGAAGAGACCTGCACCGAAGGCTGTGCGGTAGCTGAGTTGGATCGGCAGAGTGGGAATCTCACTAGCGGTAAGCCTTCGGGTAAGAAAAATATCGGCAATGGATATCATGGAAATTTCGGCGAAATACCCGTTACAGGTTTTGGCGACTCAGGCGGCGCATCCCGCTTCTTCTACTGCTCCAAGGCCTCAAAAAAAGATAAAGGAACTGATAACACTCACCCTACAGTGAAGAGCTCAACTCTTATGAGTTATTTAATAAAACTCGTAACCCCGCCAAATGGTGTTGTTCTTGATCCTTTCACGGGCTCTGGTTCAACCGGTGTGGCTGCGGTTAAGGAAGGTTTTGATTTTATAGGGATTGAAAAAGAAGAAGAATATTACACTATAGCCGAAAAAAGGGTAGGCTAGATGGAAAAACTAATAGTAATAAAAACTTTAAAAGATCTACTGGAATTACAAGAATACATAAAAGTTAATGATTATATAGCTTTTGATACCGAAACCACCGGGATTGAAAAAGATTCAAAGATTATTGGTTATTCCATTTGTGCCAATACTGATGAAGCTTTTTATGTAATTAATTCATATTGGGATAAGGAAAAACAACAGTTGATTGATTTAGAGACGGCCGATTACGCAAAAGAAACTTTGTCTCTTCTTATAGGTAAAAATTTAATAGGTCATAATGCAATATTTGATTGCTCTATGATAGAAAACAATTATGGCATATCTCTTATAGATTACATTCATACTGATACTCTTATGTTAGGACATTTGTTAGATGAAAATAGATCAAATGGTTTAAAAGAACTGGGCGTGTCTTTGTTTGGAGAAGACGCTAAAGAACAACAAATAAAAATGAAAGAATCTGTCATAACTAATGGAGGTCAGTTAACCAAAGACAACTATGAGCTTTATAAAGCCGATGCAGATCTAATTGGCCTCTATGGAGCTAAGGATGCTATACTGACTCTTAAAATATTCTATACCCTGGTACCTCAGTTGTTTGAGGAAGGACTAGATAAATTCTTTTATGAAGATGAAACTATGCCGCTATTGAGGGGTCCAACCTACCAATTAAATACTGTGGGTCTTAGAGTTGATCCAGAAAAATTACAAAATTTAAAAGGCACATTGGAAGCAGAATGCTTAGAAGCTAAAGCGTTTATATATAATGAAATAACACCATTTGTTAAGGCAAAATACCCAAGCACTAAAAAGACAAACACTTTCAATATAGCTTCAGGTAAACAATTATCATGGCTTTTATTCTTTCAATTAAACAATGATTTCACCGGGTTGACGAAAGAAGGAAGAAATCTAGCTAAAGCATTAAATCTCCCTCCGGTATATACGAGAAAAGCTAGAATACAATTTATACACGCCGTACAGGACAGAAAAGATCAAATTTGGGATCAAGGTAGTTGGAATCCAAAGACCAGACGTACTATGCGACCTAAAAAAGTCACAGACGTGTGGAACTACATAGCATGCGATAAAACTGTACTTAAACAATTTGAAAACAAGTATGAGTGGGTTAAAAAATACTTATTATATGCTAAAAATATGAAACTACTCAATACATATGTTGAGGGTATTCAATCTCGTATGCGCTATAACATAATTAGGCCTTCTTTTCTTCAACATGGAACTACATCAGGTAGATATAGTTCTAAAAATCCAAATTTTCAAAATTTACCAAGAGACGAAAAACGAATTAAGGCTTGTCTTATGTCTCGCCCCGGCAAAGTATTTATTGGAGCCGACTATTCTCAATTAGAACCAAGAGTGTTTGCAAGTTTTTCTGAAGATGAACGGCTATTAAATTGTTTTAAGGACGGAGATGATTTTTATTCAGTTATTGGGGCAGAAGTGTTTGATAAGACAGGATATTCTTTAAAAAAAGATGATAATAACTCATTTGCTAAGAAATTTCCTGAATTAAGAAACGCAGCTAAAGTAATAGCTTTATCTGCTACTTATGGAACTACGGCTCCTAAAATGGCCCCCGCACTAGGTAAAAGAATAGATGAAGCGCAGGAAATTATTGACAATTACTTTGAGAGATTTCCTAATGTAAAAAATCTTATGTTAAGAGCACATGACACTGCTAAAAAACAAGGAAGAGTAGTGAATCTTTTTGGTAGACCCAGAAGAATGCCTTTAGCAATGGAAATACCCAAAGTATACGGCAATAAATCCCACGGTGACTTGCCTTATGAGGCAAGAAATACTTTGAATTTAGCCATTAATCATACCATTCAGAGCACCGGTGCTTCCATTATGAATAGAGCAAGCATAGCTTTTTATAATAATTGCAAAGATTTAGGATGGACAAATGTTAACATTGTTCTACAAGTGCATGATGAATTAATAGTGGAAGGACCAGAAGAACTTGCAGAAGACATTAAAACTGTTTTAAAACATTCTATGGAAAATACTGTTTTATTACCCGGCGTTAGTTTATTAGCCCAACCTATAATAGCTAAAACAATAGCCGATTTAAAATAATGTTTACAATAAAAGTAAACAAAAGTATACTCTTTAATAGGAGAACGTACATGAAACTTAAGTATAGCAAAAAAACCGGATTGAAGAAGTTTACAATTGAAGATATTAGAAGTTCGAATCCTTGTTATGATCCGTCTAAATACTTAAAAGAAAATTTTAAAGGTTCTGCTATTGATATACTAAACAATGAATACATACCTTTTGAAGATAGATTATGGGTTATTTTAAGAACAGAAATTCCATCTGAAAAACTCATGCGTCTTTTTGCTGTGTGGTCTTACAGACAAACCCTTGTTTTTGTTAAAAATCCCGATCCTAGAAGCATAAAGGCTGCTGATATATCCGAAGCATTTGCTTTAGATAAAGCATCACGAGAAGAATTAAGTGCTGCCAGGTCTGCTGCCCTGTCTGCTGCTGAGTCTGCTGCCTGGTCTGCTGCCAGGTCTGCTGCCTGGTCTGCCAGGTCTGCCCTGTCTGCTGCCCTGTCTGCTGCTGCTGGGTCTGCTGCCAGGTCTGCCCTGTCTGCTGCCTGGTCTGCTGCTGAGTCTGCTGCCTGGTCTGCTGCTGAGTCTGCTGCTGAGTCTGCTGCTGAGTCTGCTGCCTGGTCTGCTGCCTGGTCTGCTGCCAGGTCTGCTGCCTGGTCTGCTGCCAAGTCTGCTGCCAGGTCTGCTCAAAAAGAAAAACTCATTGAAATGATTTTAATAGAAGCAGGCGAAAGGATTAAAAAATATGAATATTAACAAAAAAACAATAGCTAAACTAAATCCATGTAAAGATAGATTCAATAATTATTTAAAGCATTACAGCGACAGAGACTTTACACCTAAACAGTTTATGGGTTTAAGGAATATTAGCCATAATGACAAAATATGGGTAGCTGTTAGGCTAATGGATAAAAAGTTACTACGTTTTGCTGCAGCAGATATAGCTGAACTGGTTTTGCCAATATTTGAAGCTAAATATCCTAACGATAAACGGCCAAGGCTAGCCATTTTAGCAGCTAGAGCTAAAATATTAGATGTAGAAGCTTGTAAAGTAGCAGCTGCTAATGCTGCTAATGCTTATCATATTGCTGCTAGAGCTGCTGATTCTACCTGGACGGTCGCCGCTAAAGATGCTGCTAACGCTGCTGCTGCTTCTTGGGCCGCTGCTTGTGCTGCTAGAGCTGCTGCTGCTGCTGATAATATTATTTATTTCACTACTTGTACTGCGGCCCAGCTAAACGGTCAAAACACTGAAAGAAAAATTAGAACAATCTTATTGAGGTATTTGAAATGAAATCCTATTATATTGATGAAAATAATCAAGTTGTTGTAATTACTAGTATTTCTTTTGAAGCATACAAAGCTTTATCAAAATTAGGATATCACATAGTTTTTATATGCTAACAGTTGACTAAATAATAAACATATGTCATTCTATATCTAGGTTACAGGAGATATAGAATGACAATTAAGAATTTTTTAAAACAAATTAGAAATTTATTCCCAAGTAAACTTCCTATTGGAACATCCGAATTTGAAATTTGGGCCGAAGACATCGTCTCTACTTATGAATTTGCTAGAAGTCAAGATCTTAATAGATCTTATAGATTCGTATTAGCTAGTAATATTACTACCCTAAGCCAAACTACTGCATACAAAGCTAAACATTATTTTTTCTTAGTTATTAAAGCCGCATGTGCAAAAGAAATTGCAGGTGGAATGATGTATAAAATAAAACAAGAGCAAGCTGCCGAAGTGAAAGCTATTCAAGAAGCCGCTGCCAATAAAAAAGCACAAGAAGCCATACTATTAGCACAACAGGCTTCAAATGGACACGAACAGTAAACAATTTAAATTATTACAAGATAAGTGGTATAAAAAGCTTGAAAAAGAAGGCTTTGACGACATAGAAAAATTAGATCATATCAAGTTTCAATCAGAAGGAGCCATGTTTTATAGTTTTTATGGTCACGAAAAATTTAAAGCAAAAGAAGAATATTATCAGCTAGCCGGTAAATTTTTACATGACTACAATTTCAAAAATGATATTGAAAAAGAAATTTGGCGTCTTTACTCTGAAGGCTTCACTATAAGACAAATATCAACTTTTTTGAACCTACAGAAATTTAAAAAATCTAGAGTTTTCAACATTGTAGCTCAATTAAAAAAAGAGATGATCAAAATGTACGTCGGAGCGAATAAAAATGAATAGAAACGATCTTGTAAGCATTAGAGAAGGCACCCCCGGTGATAGAAACTTCATCCTATCTACTTTCCTACTAGGTCTCTATTACGGTGATTCTGTTTTTTCTAACATGGAAAAAGACACTTTCATGAAAGGCTATCATATTATAGCAGAAACCTTAGTCGACAGTTCTAATACTAGTTTATGGGTAGCCTGCTTAAAAGAAGATCCCACAACAATACTAGGCTACGCACTATTAAACGCAACAGCAACAGCCGTGCATTTTACGTTTGTTAAAAAGCCTTGGCGACATATAGGTATTATGAAGTCTTTAATACCTGATACCATAAATTCCTGTACACATTTAACAAAAGTAGGCTTAAGCCTTATCAAGAAAAATCCAAAAATAGTGTTTAATCCCTTTTTATTAACCCAAATATTACAAGAAAGGTAATATAAATGTCCGAAGAAAAAAAAGTAAGAACTCTAGACGAAGTTTCAAAAGAATATGGTCAATTATGTGCTAAAGCAGGTAATATTCAGTATCAAATTTACGTGTTTACCAAAGACTTAGCTCTATTAAATGAAGAGCTTCAAACACTTAACTTTGAAGCTGCAAAACTACAAGCTGCTGAAAAAAAGGAGTCTTAAATGAAAAGGAAAGTAATTAGAGCTAAGTTGCATGATCTACAAATCGTAGTACCCGGTGTTGGATCACTAGGTAATGATCTTCCTCTTAAAAACAAGACACTAGATCTCACCATGTTTGAGGGACTTAATGGATTAGAACTCACCATTAAGGGTGTAGTGGGAACCTCTATTATTCCTTATGCAAACGTTCAGATGTATATCACAGAAGCCGAACCATTAGTTACTATTAAACCTTCTAAGGCCTCATGAGCAAAAGAGTCATACCAGGGTACAAAGATGTCGACGGTGTGTATGTTAAGGAGCCTGTAGTTGAAGAAACGAAGGCTCCTGAACCTATTCCAGAAGATCTATCTATTGATGATCTAATGGGCAGAGGGTTAAAAGCCATATATGGCATAATGCGAGCCATAACAGCTGATGTGGCTACCGGAGATCCTAGTAGATTTACTGTAATGAATCTGAAAGATGTAATGGCTATTCTTCAAACTCTTAAAAAAGATGAAAAAGACTTACTTAACAAATTAAGCGATAATGAACTAGAGAAAATTGCTAAAAAATGATTACTAAAATAGGAGCTCAAAAAGCTTTAGATAAAAGACTTAAAGAACGTAAAGAAGCTCCTAAATTTCTAATAGAAAATTTTCTATTTGCTGAACAACTAGATTTTGTTCGAGACCCCTCTAGAAGTAAAGTAGCCATGTGTAGTCGCCGTGCCGGCAAAACAATATCATGTGCCGCCGATTTAGTACGTACGGCTTTAGAAAATACTAACGTGGTTTGTCTTTACATTACATTATCTCGTAATAATGCTAAAAAAATTATATGGAAAGAGTTAAAAAAAATCAACAAAACATATCTATTAGAAGGAGAGGAAAGTCTATCTGAACTCTCAATTACGTTTCCGAACGGATCTATAATATATCTTTCCGGTGCTAAAGACCTCAGTGAAATCGACAAGTTTCGAGGTCTTGCTTTAAAATTAGTATACATAGATGAAGCTCAATCATTTAGAGCCTACATAGAAGAACTAGTAAATGAAGCTTTAGGACCTACTTTAATGGACTATGCAGGCACTATTTGCCTTATAGGCACACCCCCACCCGTCCCAAACGGATTCTTTATTAATGCATTCGAAAATATTAAAAATACATGGTCTAAACACTCTTGGACATTCTTTAACAATCCGTTTCTAGTAAAAACATCAAAAAACACACATGAGCAAATGCTTAAGAATGAATTAGATAGAAGAGGGGTTACAAGAGATGATCCTTCGATTCAAAGAGAATTTTTTGGTAGATGCGTAGTAGATACTAATTCTCTTCTTATTCATTACAATGAGCATCAAAATAGTTATGATACTTTGCCTAAGCTGAGTAATCCCTTAGCAAAGTATCATTATATTCTAGGGGTAGATATAGGACATGATGACGCTGATGCCCTAGCGGTATTGGCATGGCACTCTAACACTCCAAACATATATTTAGTAGAGGAGATGCTCAACAAAGGACAAGATATAACAGATTTAACTAATCAAATTGAATTTTTACGTAAAAAATATGATTTTGATAAAATAGTTATAGATACCGGTGGGTTAGGTAAAAAGATTTCTGAAGAATTAATAAAAAGATATAAAATTCCATTAGAGGCTGCAGATAAATTTAGAAAAATGGAAAATGTAGCCTTATTAAATGACTATCTTAGGACTGGAAAGTTTAAAGCAAAAAGAGACTCAAACTTTGCTAAAGATTCTTTTTTAGTAGAAATAGACAGAGATAAATCAACACCTGATAAGATTAAGGTGTCTGATAGATACCATTCTGACATAATTGACGCGGTGTTATATGCATTTAAAGAATCATACGCTTATGCGTACGAAGCAGAAAAAACAAGAAATAAGCCCGGCACCCCTGAGTGGGGGAAAGAAGAACAAGAGCTTATGTGGAACTCTGCTTTAGAACATTTCCAAAAAGATAAAAGTGACGATCCATTTAATAATTGGTAATAAACACTAATAATTGGTAATAAATAGTAATAATTGGTAATAAACACTAATAATAGCTTAATTATCATTAAAATGCATTTTAATGGACTTTCCTATAGAGATAGGAGTCCAATCGATGCTTCCTTTTCTCAAAAATAAAGAAACCGGTATTGCTGGAATGATTATCAAGCACAGAACACCGGATGTTAAATCTGATTCTGAACCAAAAAAAGATAATTTAGCTATGGAAGCAGCCGCCGCTGACCTTTTAAGAGCTTTTGAACAAAAAGATGTAAAGCACATTGCTTTAGCTCTACACTCCGCATTTCAAATTTATGACTCTTTGCCCCATGAAGAAGGGCCTCATACTAACGAAGGACAAGAATAATTTATGCCTCTTATTAAGAGCTCAAGTAAAAAAGCTGTCGGCAAGAACATTGAAAAAGAAATGGAAGCCGGTAAACCTAAAAAACAAAGCATTGCAATTGCATTAGAAACACAACGCAGAGCTCGTAAAAAAATGGCATACGGCGGTAAAGCTGAAGACACCGATGAGCCTGCAATGCCAAAAGCTAAGCCAGACGACAAAAGACTTCCAATGTCTGAATATATGTCTAGCAAATGGGCTGAAGGTGGCAAAATTGACGACAAAGCCGAACGAGACGGTAATCCAGGACTTCCTAAAGCTAAACCAGACAACAGACGATTAGACGAAAAAGATTATATGTCTGATCAATGGGCTGGTGGATCGGATCCAGAACGAAAACCAGATGATCATAGATTGCCTATGGACGAATACATGTCCGATAAATGGGCTGAAGGTGGCTCTGTCGTAGACCATATTATGCGCAAGCGTAAAATGATGGCCGAAGGTGGAGAAGTTGAAGGACCTGAACATGATTCTGAAAACCCAGCTGATATGTGGGAAGAATTTGAAGAAGCAGCTTTAAAAGAAAACTACTCAGATTCAGGTGAGCATGAACAACCACATGATTCAAATCTTAAAGGCCACGAGCTAAGTGACGAAGATTCTTACGATATGGTCGATTCCATCAGGAAAAAAATGAAAAAAAGGTCTTAACATGACCGCTAAAGAGATTAAAAAGCTAGCCGATGCCTGTAGGAAAGCCGGTATAAAAAGCTTCAAAAACTCAGAGGTAGAATTCACTTTATCTGATTTAGCTCCGACAGTTACTAGAAGAAGACGCACTGTAATAAGTCCCGCACAAGAAAACATATCAGCTACTTTATCGCAACCAGAAGTAATAGCAGATGACACCGCGGGACTATCGGAAGAAGAAATTTTATTTTGGAGTTCAAGCATTACTGAAGAAAACCAATAACTTATGCGTGTAACAAAAACAGTTCCAAAAACAACGGTAACGTTCAAAACTACCGATAAGAAAGACAAAAAACAAGCTTACAAGTGGTGGGACTCTACTACTGATGAGCAGCTGTCTAAGGAATTGTTAAGCACGGCGGCTTTCCTTAAAGAAAGTCAACAGTATAGACAACGTCAAGCAGCTATATATGCTCGCCTCTACGGTAACATGTCGTTGTTTTCCTTCATCGGCACTAACATGTCGAAAATGGATCAAATGACCGGCATTCCCACCGATCGACCCACAATGAATATCATTCAGTCGGTTATAGACACCAAGGTAGCGCGTATAGGCCAATCTAGACCCGCACCGGTATTCTTGACAGACAATAGCGATTATAAAGAACGAAGACTAGCGAAACAATTAAATAACTTTATCTTAGGTGAGTTCTATCAAACAAAAACCTATGAAAAAGCTGTTATGGCTTTAAGAGATGCCGAAATTTTAGGCACCGGGGTTCTCAAGATAGTAGAAACAGAAGATAACAAAGTTGGTTTAGAACGCCGTCTCCTAACAGAAATATTCACAGACCCCAGTGAATCGATGTATGGCGAACCAAGACAAATATACGAACTTAAGCTTGTAGACCGTTCTGTTCTCATGGCAATGAATCCAAAATTCAAAAATGTCATTAAACAAGCAGAACAGGCCTTTCCTGACAATTCTGCAGATGCCTCGAAGACAGTGTCTGATATGGTCATGGTCGTTGAAGGATGGCACCTTAGAAGCGGCAAAGATGCAAAAGATGGTAGACATACTATAGCTTGTACCTCGGGTATTATAATGGATGAAGAATACACCAAGGATAAATTCCCTTTTGTATTCCTTCATGACTCCGAGCGTCTATTAGGTTTCTGGTCCCAAGGTGCAGCCGAACGTTTAACCGGCACTCAAATAGAAATTAATCAATTACTTCATACTATATCTAAAAGCATACGATTAGTCGGTGTTCCTAGAGTGTTTGTAGATGCAGGCTCTAAAATCTCTAAAACTTCATTCAACAATGAAGTTGGTGCTATTATTAGTTATACAGGTACCCCTCCTACATACTCAGTAGCCCCTTGTGTTCCACAAGAAATATATGCTCAACTTGAACGATTGATTCAAATGGGCTATCAACAAGAAGGCGTATCCGCAATGCAAGCGGGGTCTCAAAAACCTGCAGGATTGAACTCCGGTGAGGCCATTAGATCCTATGACGATATATCAACAGACAGAATGGCATCTTTATCTCGTAAATATGACACTCTTTTCATTGATTTAGCTTATGCAATTACCGATAAAGCTAAAGACATAGCTGAACGAGATGGCAAATATTCCACTGTATTCCCTAATAAGAAGGGCTCTAAACAAATAGACCTTCCTGAAATGGATTTAATTAAGGATCCATTCGTCATTCAGTGCTTTAATATGTCCTCTCTTCCAAGAGACCCAGCAGGAAGAATGCAGAAAATCACTGAAATGATTCAATCAGGAATGATTTCCATTCAAGAAGGTCGAAGATTATTAGATTATCCTGATTTAGAACAAGTAGAACAACTAGCTAATGCATCAGAAGAGCGCATACTGCAAGCTTTAGATAAAATCGTAGAAGACGGCGAATACACCAGTCCAGATCCTTTCATGAACTTATCCTTAGCTAATGACCTAGTAACTCAATACTACAATCTCTATTCCAGTAATAGGTTAGAAGAAGATCGTTGCCAAATGTTAAGAGATTTCTTTTCTCAAGTACAGGCTCTTAAAATGGCCGCTATGCCTCCAGCCCCTCCTGCTGCTCCAGGCACGGAAGGATCAGCACCAATGGCAGCTCCAGCAGCTAAACCCGTGTCTCCTTTAGTCCCCAACGGTGCAATAGGATAAAGGCCTTTAATGACACCGCGTAGAAGAACTTTCATATCAACGCACTGCCCCGCCTGCAATGGCATAACCAAGGTTAAAAGCACCAACTGGCCTTCCATAGCTTCTTATCAATCAGTTTTCATGATTCTCATCTCGATTATCATCCTCCTCTCTTTAGAGCTAGCTAAGCTCCATATCTAGTAGCCACAAACAAACCGTCTTTATTGATTTAAAGACTAAAGCAATTAACTAGATAGCAACATTCGTTTGCTGTCAACCAGGAGTATTTATGAAAGTCGTACCAAGTTCAGGACCTGCGTCCGTAAGAATGTCCAATGGCCCTTCAAATATAAAAGCTGACGTCGTAGCTAGACTTAACGCTGCTATGCAGGCCAATAATACAGGAAACTCTCAATCAGAAGCGGTTAGAAACCCCTCAAACGTTTCAGTTGAAGAACTAGGCGCTATAAAGCAACCTAGTGGACAAACTGATAATAATGAAGCCCCTGCTTCTGAAGCGCCTAAAGCAGAAACTAAGGCCACAGAAGAACCGCTTTCCAGTCAATACGCTGTATTAGCTAGGAAAGAAAAAGCTCTTAGAGCTAGAGAACAAGCTATTAGAGCTAAAGAGGAATCAGCAAGACTCGCTGCTGAAGAAGCTTTACGTCCTAAAGCCCCTGCTTTTGATGAATCTAAATACATATCAAAAGATAAGCTAGCAGAAGACCCCTTCTCGGTGTTATCTGATTTAGGTTTAACCTATGAGCAGCTTACCGAAAGGGCTCTTAACGGTCCTACTCCAGAACAAAGAGAACAACAAACATATATTAAAAAGCTTGAGGCTAGACTAGCTGAAATCGATCAGAAGCTAGAGAAAACTAATAAAACTTTTGAAGAACGAGATCAAGAAGCTTTACAACAAACTAAATCTCAACTTAGAAATGAAACCAAGCGTTTAGTAGAAGCAGACCCAAATTTTGAAACTATTAAAGAAACCAACTCAATAAACGATGTAGTAGAGCTTATTGAGAGAACTTTTGACCAGGACGGCTATCTTATGTCCGTAGAAGAAGCCGCCCAAGCTGTTGAAGATCACCTTGTAGAAGAAGCCCTAAAGATTACAAGGATTAAAAAGATTCAACAGAAACTGCAGTCAGCAAGTAAGCCCGCTGAACAGAAGATTACGGATGCACCCAAGCAGCAACAAATTAAAACCTTAACCAATAATATGAGCAGCTCTAGACAGTTATCAGCTAGAGAACGCGCTCTCTTGGCCTTTAAAGGTGAGCTCAAGTAAATAACTTTTAATTACGAACAGTTATGGCTATTCAGACAATGGTGTTTTGAACAGCTATAGCTATCAATAACGGCTAAAGGAACATAAAGGCGATAAGCCCGCATTACCAAGGCCTAATAGGAATAGTCAAATGGCTACATACGCTACCTCAGCTAACCAAATCGCAGCTCTTAAAGAGTTGTACACGGACTCTGCAGAATACATGCAGGATCTAGTTTATAAAGAAAACCCCTTCTTGGCATTAGTGCCTAAGAACGAATCTGTAGACGGATTCGCTGGTAAATATATTCCAGTGCCTCTTGAATATGGAACTCCTCAAGGACGTTCTCATACGTTCTCCTTGGCTCAAAGCAATCAAACTGCTACCAGCCTTGCAAGCTTCTTCGTTTACGTTGTTGAAGATTATCAGCTCGTAACGATTACCAACCTTTTGATGGAACAGACTAAAACGAACGCTGGCGCTTTCGTTGATGCTGCTAAACTTCAAATGGACGGCGGTTTCCGAAACATCACCAACAACATCGCTTTCGAACTCTTCGGAGACGGAACCGGCGTTCGTGGTTTCATCGGTAGCGCTGATTCAGGATCGGCTCCCGTATACGTTATTACTCTTTCGAACCCACAAGCAATTGTTAATTTCGAAATTGGAATGACCCTTCAGAACAGCGTTCCTACACTAAGTGGTCAAACGATTACTTCGTTAGCAACCCTTTCTGCTTCAACCGCTGTTATTACCGCTGTTGACAGAGCAAACGGTATTATCACTGTAACGGCTTCTGCTACCTCTTCTAGCTGGTCAACCGCTGGCAACGCTCTTGGCGTACAAGGAGACATGATTGCAGGCGCAGTGTCCACTGGATCCTCTTTAGCACTATCGGGACTTCAAGCTTGGATTCCTTATAGTTCTCCAAGCGGCAGTGACACCTTCTGGGGTGTTGTTCGTTCTGCTGACCCCT